TCCACCCGGCGGCCAGTAAACCCGATGATGCGATCCTCGTTCATCTGATCAAAGATAGGGAACACGTAGCGTCCCTTCATCTGACCCTTGGTGGCAAGCCCGCCGCGAAACTGCTTAAGCGTTTCCTCGGATATGCCACGCCCAATCCAGTATGAATGGTCCTGTACAAGATCGGCCAACACGTCAACCGGCCACGTTTTGGGCAACTCAATCTGTCGAGGTGGCGGGGCTTCAACCTCGACATATCCACTACCTCCAACCCCGGCAATGGCAAAGATGGCCTTGTTGTGCTCGTGATCGCCGGGGTAGACCGCGCAGCTATACTTGCCGTCCCGCCATATCTTGAGGTGGTTGTGAGACGAATCCATTCCCATGCGGCCACAGCAGGGGCACCCGGCGACCCAGCCGTCAGCGCACGGCTTCACGTTGATGAGTCTGCTAAGATCTAAGCTCATATCACATGCTGTCCCGCCGGGACGGGCTGAGGATGCTGCACATTCTGGATGACATTGGCACGCTCCACCGCTTCCTTGAACGTGCCATACTCGGTTACCTTGAAATTGTGGAAAGAGAAAAGGAGGAAGTTGTCGAGGTACCTATCCTTGCCGAGCTTATCCTTGAACTTCACCATACAGTCCAAACCTGTTTCATTGGGACCAAGCTGACGTGGGGCAAGCACGGTGAGGCTGTGCGTGGCCTGATTAGGATCGAGTAGATTGAGCCAGACCTTCTGGTCCAACGTCAGCTTCTCCAGCAGGTAGATGTTGGTGGCAAACTGGGCAATCATGTCAGAGCCCGCTATCACATTGGTGTTCTGCATCTTGCCGCCGGTCTTGCTGTCCTCGTTCTCGCGGTTGGCTTGGCAGAACACGATGATCGGAAGATTCAGTTCGATGCTGAGATTCTTGAACGCGTCAATCTTCTTGCCTATGTTGAGCGAGAGGGACTTGTCTGAATCGAAATCCGAAGCCGAGTTGAGCTTCAGGTAGTCAACCATGATCGCCCCCTTGCGACCATCTCGCATGTGCTTGTAAGCCCAGCGTCGGGCAATGGCCTGTTGGTCTTCAAGGGACTTGCCGCCGACAAAGACATGATCCACGCATGCGTACAGCGGCTTGATGAATTCCATGGCCGCCTCCACCTTCTTCACCATCTCGGGGTGGCGCTTGTAGGTCTTTTGCAGGATGTAATGTTCCCTGATGCCGGTGAACGATGCCACTGCCCTCGCCATGGCCCGCTCCAGACTCATCTCCGTATCTAGAATCAGCGCACGAAACCCCTTGTCCTTTGCCAAGCCGTCGGCAATCTGCTGCAACATGGACAGGCCGAATGTGCTCTTGCCCACCTTCATGCGGGCGACTATCACGTAGACATTCTGCGGGTCCAGATAGCCGTACATGTCGTTGTAGATCGGAAACGGCGTCTTGAGACTGCGGGCGCTGTAAGAGTTCTCCTGTGCCAAGAACCCCTCGATGGACGCATACAGGTCCTTCGGCTCATCGTCCACGCCGCCCAACAGGTTAACCTTATTATGGAAGGTTCCCATCACGTCGGCAACCAGCTCGGTGGCGGGTGTTCCATCATCTCCTTTGGTGCGCTCCACAATCTCACGGCCTATCAGGTGAAGCTCCCGACGCACCGTCCACCGCTTGAGCTGCGACGCTATGTCAATCGCTGCGCGGTCATTGACTCCGTTGAGATCGACAAGGGAGTTGATGTACTGGGCTGGCTCCAACGCGCCGCCGATCTTGATGTTGAGGGATTCCAGCGTGGCAATCAGGGTGAATCGATTCACCGTTCCGTTGTTGGCCAAGCATTGCTTGATGGCGCGAAACACGGGACGGTTGGTGTCGGGGCCAAAGTCGAACTCGTTTATCTGCGGGCATTCCGCAAGGATCGCCCCCTCACTCCTGATTACTGCGGAAAGGAACTGCTTTTCATGATCGAGGGAATAGAGTAGCGACATGCTGTAAAGACAATGCTGTAAGGCTTGATTGGAAAGTCAAGCCAAAAGGGGGTTAGACTCCTGTAGAACCAAAGCCGCCCTCCTTGCGGGTGGTATCTTCCAAGCTGTCCACCAGTTGGAACTCAACGTTGATTATGTGTCTAGGAACAATCTGCACCATGCGACATGGTAGCTCAAGATCGGGAGCTGTTTGATCTATCTTGCGCAGAGGAACGATTACCTCTCCCACATAGGTCCGATCTATGATTCCCACCGAGTTGGCAAGCATATATCCGGTCTTAGATATGGAACTGCGCGGTACCATGTCGAAGTAGTATCCATATGCTGGGGTGACCTTAATACCAGTACTGTAGAAGGTGACATCCCCCACCCTCTTATGAACCCCCAGTATGGTAATATCATAGCCCGAATCACTGGCCCGCGCCTTAGAAGGAGGACACGCATCAGGTCTTGTCTTGGCCCATTTGAACTGCTTGTTCCATCCTCTTGCCCATTCACCCTTTAATACCGCCGGAGTCCATGTGGACCATATGGCATATAGATCGGCCTTTCTTGATAGATACACCTTGGCATTCTTGTATAGCTTCTCCAAGAAGTCTAAGGCATTGTTGCCACTCCAATATATTCTATAATCGTCGATGGTACACGGGATACCACAGAAGTCTTTTACCCCCTGTTTGATGAACGGCGAGTAAGACGTGATATCAGCATAGGGACTACGCTTATCATAGGAAGGGGATGATATACTGCCATCTCCGTCGAAGTAACCACGTATAAAGGCCCACTGAAGATCGTCAGAAGACAGCTTGGGCATCTTGACTATAGCATCTTTCTTGAGAGACTTGGCCGATGTATCCACTCCAAGCAGTCTACCCGCGTCATCGGTCAGCTCCTTCGAACAGAGTCGTATGCCGACCATATCCTTCCCAGATCGGAATATAGGCACATCGAAATTGAGGGCCTGCTTGATCCTGTATAGTACATCTACATCCTTTTTGTGGATGATGATCGCTATAGAACCAGTTCTGTGAAAAGAACCATCGCTGGCGATCCAGCCAAGCAAATATGCCTTGGCTTCACTATCAATAATCTTGAACATACCATCATCCGTATTGTACTTGGCACCCGACCCTTTCCTGCCACGCCCCTTTAGTGCGCGAGAGCAGTGAAAGCAGATGTATCTCCCATTGTTACGCTTGCGATTGGCCACTGCATCCCTGTGTCGCAACATCTTGTTTAATACGCACTTGGGCGATAGCTTAAAGTCGCATTCGCATGTAACGAGTTGATGAGAGTTATCTGATAGGTTTGTCATAGCGCCTTTGGTACGTATGTATTACACCATCTTTTGCCGTAGTTATACAAGAATCGTCAAGAGTCTTACGCCCCACCCTTCTTCGCTATCTTGTAAGTCTTGAATGCCGCTTCGTTGATGCTGGTGTAGCCGCCGCACTCCTGACATTGCATCTGGTGCTGCACGGTGCCCGCCGCCGTCACCTTGGTCTTGGATTTTGTCACGTGATCGGAGCCGCAATGAGCGCATGTCCACTTGCTGCGACCCTGCACGACGCCCGCATGAGTCTTGGGCTTTACAAACTCGCGCAGCTTGTTCCAGACCTTCTCCAGCAGGACCACATCCTTGCCACAATAGTGACACATCTTGGCCATGGCCTCGGGGCAGTGGTGTTCAACGATCTCCTTCCAGAGTCCATAGGTCGTGTGGACCTTCCCGCCAAACCCAAGATACTTGGCGATATAGTCCAGCTTGTTTGACTGGAAGTAGAAGTAGCGCTTTGCCCACTGGCAGGTGTCCACCGTCTTGTAGTCTGGCATGGGACGGAGACCATGGAAAATGCAACGAGTGCGGAACCATGGCATGTCGAAGCCGTCGCCATTGTGAGCGACCAGCTCGTCTGCCTCGTTGGCCACCTTCAGGAACTCGGTCAACATCTGCTTGTCGTCCTGATTCTCGTCCCAGCGAAGGACAGTGACCTTGTCGTCGCCCTCCCACTTGTAGCCTATACAGATGATCTTTCTCTCCTTGATGATGCTCTCGTGGCCGATGTTAAGCTTGAAGCCGACACCCCACGAGTAGACCACGGTCATGGAGGTCTCAATGTCCCAGAAAAGGCGCTTCAATCGGACAACCGGAGGCGTTGATGGCCGGGCATAGGAAAACACTCCACCGCCCTTGCGGACCTCTGATATCACCATATCTTTCACGGCCTGATTGAAAGCGGGGACCGACTGCACGATCCTAGCCGCCCAATCGTACATCTGGGTCTTGCCGACTCCAAGCGTTTCTCCGAGCCAGAACCGGGCCTTCTGCTTGTCCTCCCCATACATCTTGATGAACCGTTCGATCACTCTATCCGTTAGTTTGGGGTGTGTTAGTTGTGTCATGTTAGAGTGAATTTACACGGAAAGCCGGGCCGTTTATGGCCGGGCCAGAAAATATTTCGGACGGGACCGGAACAGACTAGAGATCAATGTCATACTTAGATTTGAACCATGCCGGGGACAACGCGTCGAGATCGTTGTCAAACACCTCTACAAGCTTGATTCTATTCTGTTCCAGCCACTTGGCTTTGTTATTGTCCCGGTCCATGGCGGCCCCGAACTTGAACCGATTTTCATGGAAGAAGGCGTTGAAGGAGTGTGTGGCGGAAGGAGAAACCTCGATTGCAATGCGCCGGGTGAAGTTGATGAAGTCCACCCTCATAAGAGTGGACGGGATGCGGAATTCCATGCATACGACATGTCCTCTCCAATAGGGACGGAGGAATTCCGCCACCTTGGTCTGCGGCTTTGACACGTTGCGTATGTTGTCCCAATCAATCAGATACCTTGCTATGTTAACGTTGACCTCAACGCGGGAGTTGAGCTTCTTGAACTTCACTTGCCGGTAATCAGCTTGAGGAATTTCTCATAGAGAAACGCCGTGATCTTAGGATTGTTCTCAAGCAGCTTGTAGATGTTGTCCCGCCCCCTGATCTTTTCGGGAAGCTCTTCACCCGTCGCCTCCTTGACCTCTGTTACGAGAGCGGGGGCAATGGTGTACATGGCACCCTTTTCGCTGTCCCTCGTGACCAGCTCCCATTGAATGAGCAGATCGGCAATCTCTCGTTCCACCCAAACCGAGGTGGCGTTGATGCGTCCGTACTTGATGGGATATCGTATCACGGTGGTGTACTTCTCGTTATTGGACTTGACGATGCGAATCTTGCAGTAGTGCCCCACGGGCTTGCTGTTGTCATCGTCCGCATTCTCACGAATGACGTCGTCCTTCCAGCGCGGCATGAATTCCAATACCCAGTCGCCCGCGTGTTCAACGGCGTGCCCACCGGATGAGTTGCCCTGACGCGGGGCCGTAGGAGCGCCCCCGCCTCCACCTGTAGTCACCTTGATGAAGTCTCGCACCTGTGAGATGAACCACATGATATGTCCGCGCTTGGCAAGGGCCACACCGGTCTTCTTGAAGAACACCGAGGTGATCACCGCACCACCGGCAACCTGCGCAGCATCTTCATAGGTCTTTGCCAAATCCGCACGTTTACCCATGGTATCCATGCTGTCGATCATGAAGAAATAACGGACCTTTAGAGGATTGTTGCGAATGAGATCACCAAAGAAGCTGAACACAAACTCAAACACGTTCGACTCCAGCAGAAGACATGTGCCATCCTTCCATTCCTTGGGATCGGTGGTAAATACAACTCCAGAACGGGCAATCACCTCCGGCGAAAGGCGGCCCTCGCTCTTCACATACACGCCCCGGCGCAGCTTGCCCTGATTGACCTTCAGGAAGTGATACATGAAGTCAAGCGTACAGGAGGTCTTGCCGCCGGTTGTAACGCCCACGGCACGATGGGCACCCGGTTCTAGCCCCCCGTCCATGGCGGCACTCAGAAGCAGACTGGATGCCCGCGTTCTGTCGGTAATGGTGTCTTCGAAGTTGAAGTGATCTTCCTTGTGCGCGTTCAAGTGCGACAGGGCCTGATCTGACGGAGTGATGACTTTCTCTTCTTCCTTAGCTGATTGCTTTGCCATAGATTAGGTGTTGTATTGATCGGTCAATGCTGATCCCAGCTCGACCCGCTCCATATCCACCATGGGGGACTTGGTTGGTTTGTCAAGCTGATTCTGAGACGAGGTGAGTTTATAGTACCGCCACGCCGTCTCAAGCTCGTCAGCGCCGCGTGGGGTTTTGAAGAAGGCGAGTGAGTGCATGGTATAACCGGGATTGAGTCCCGTCCAGAAGGCTTCATCAGGATACTTGGCCAGAAGATGGTTCAGGTTCTTGACCTCGCGCCCCCACATCACACCCTTGTTTGGGCCAGTCAGTATCTCCTCTTTGACCAGACGCTTGATCACATCCAGCTTAGTGCGATGCGGCATGCTCATAGTCGTATCTCATCCGCCAACCCGTATTCCAGAGCCTCCTTGGCGGTCAGGAAGGTGTCAGACGGCCCCAGCAACATCTTCTCCACCTGCTCCCGGGTAAGCTTCGAGCGGGCCGTGTACATGTCGATGGACTTCTCCTTGAGCCAATCCTCCTCCTTGCGGCCCGCAATCAGCTCGTGCTGCTTGCCGTACTTGCCAGCCGACCATTGATGTGCAACGATGTAGGTGTTGTTGGTCAGGATACGCTTGGAACCATAAATGAAGATGCCCAGCCCGGCGCTAGCGATATAGCCCAGCCCTATCGTATCGACGGGGATCTTGGAGCCCACCATCGCGTCGATCAGGGCAAACGACGCATACACCTCGCCGCCATATGACGAGATGATAAGGCTCAACCGCTCATGCCGGGCTTTGAGATTTTCCTCCAATATCCACTCGATTACCGACTGACAGGAACTGCCGGTGATGTCGGAACAAAAGTACTTGATACCTGCGTCAGACAGGCTCTTGCCGGACTTTGCAGAGGACTTGTCCTCATTCTTCTCGTCGGGGGAATCAGGTTCGTCGGCCATAAGATGTCAGAGTTTGTAAGTTGCAAGATCATGCTGTACCATGCGGTGGACAAGGTCGGGGAAAGTCACCTTGGGAGCCCAGCCCAGTTCCTGCCGGGCCTTGGTGGAATCGCCCCAGAGAAGCTCGACGTCGGCGGGACGGTAGAACTTGGGATTGATGCGCAATACTGTCTTTGGGATATAGGTGTGATGACTACCGGGGAACGGATCGTAAATAGAGCGCGTTTCAGGATCGTCCAACTGGATCATATCCATAACATAGGCTTCCTCATCAGTGCCTTTCTGTGTGCTCCAGAATAGTGTAAGTCCTGCTTCTGCAAACGCCAATTCCACAAACTCCCTTACCGAATGCGTCTCGCCTGATGCAAGCACATACTCCTGTGGCGATCCCTTCTGATTCAGCATGCGCCATACTCCATCCATGAAGTCCTCAGCGTGTGACCAATCACGTTTTGCATCGATGTTGCCAAGCTCAATCGGTTCGAACGGTTTGCCCTCCTTGATTGCCTGTGCTATCCGAGCAACTCCCAGACTGATCTTGCGGGACACGAAGTACGATTGCCTACGTTCTGATTCGTGATTGAATAGAATCGCATGGACAATATACATACCATATGACTCCCGATACACCTTACATATCAACTGAGCTGTACACTTGGATACACCGTAGATTGAACGCGGAGATAGGGGATGTTTCTCGTCCTGTGGATTGTACTTGACATTCCCAAACTGCTCTGATGAACCAGCGCTATATACATGACAATGAGGCACATACTCACGAATAGCCTCAAGGATGTGAATAAGGCTCACTGCGTTAGTTTGCATATGAGCTACGGGATTGGCCCAAGAATCCGCGACAAAAGTCTGGGCGGCAAAGTTGATGAAGTAGTCTGGCCGTTCTTCGCGAATCAAACGTCTCACTGCTTCGTGGTCGGTTAGATCCGCATCGGCCATCTTGACTCTAGGATGATTAAGAACCCCTTCGAGATTCGATAGGATCGCTTGACTGGTACGACGCAATACAATGATCACGTAGTGATCCGTATTCTTGAGAAGGTATTCGGTCATGTAACTGCCGTCTTGTCCAGAGGCACCGGTTACAATCACCTTCTTGGTATATTCAAACCCGCCTTTGACGTTGCTCATCATTCTCCTGCGTTTTTACCCAACACCACCAACGACCATCGTCCAATAGATCCTCGCGCCCGCTCCATTCCCGACTCCCAATCTATCAGCTCGTCCGGGTCGCTCGGAAGCTTGTCCAAAGCCAGCTGGGAGGCATATTCAACGTCTATCGGATAAATACCCTCGGCAAACCCGGCGTATGAGAGATTGCAATCCGCTGATAGAAACGTCTTTACATTGTCTCGGTACATCAGCACATCAACAAGCTGAAGACGACCCATGCCGACATCACTGTCATACCACTCCTCGCATATCCTGTGCATACCAAGCTGGGCAGCCGGAGACGGAATCAGGGGGGTGGCAGTCAAATATCGCTGTCTGTATCCGTGTCCAGCCGTCTCGTGCACAACATGCAACCATTGCCGCCCCGGCCTGAACCGATAGGATCGTGGGGGATAATCCGACCCAAACGACTTGTAGTCCACTTCAATTCCCAGCATTAGCTGTGGTAATGAAAGCCCAAGGTCGTCAAGGGGTCTGAACTGCTCTAACCGAAGGGTTGCTTCCTTGCCTGATTTACCTCTTGTCATTGCCGCCTATCCTCGGCGACTTGGTTGACTTGTCAAGTCAGAATCGGTAAATCACTTGTCTAGTAGAACGTCTTATACACTGTCCGGTCTGACATGAGATAAATGGCTTGATGGGATCTAGATCGTCAAATGCCAGTTTGGTGCCATGTTTATACAGGATTCTGGCCACATCCGTAAGAGAGTCCACCTTGACCCCGTCTTCGTGACAAGTGGGTTGCGCGGCGGTTTCTGTGGCGTCTGGCATGGTTTACTGCCCCCAATGCGCCTGAACATACTCCACAATCTCCACAATGCCCGCAATGCCGCCTATCAGGGCTATAATGCCGCCCGCAATGCCGTACCAGCTCTTGAGCACGTTCTTCACCTTCTCCCGACTTTGTTCAAGCGAAATCACCCTTCCGTTGGTGCGTCTGACGGCGGAATGGGTCAACATGGCGGCGTCTACGCTCCATGGTATAAACTGCTTGACGATGGACAGCTGCTCAAGGATATAGCGCTCCGAAGGCGTGGACTGCTCCAGCAACATAGGGGGGATATCACTGGTGAAAATGGGCTCCTTAAGCTCTGGATATGTAGACTCGGGGACAGGTACGGTGTCGCTCATATGCAATGGGTTACATGATATTACACCAAAACGTAACCGTTTTACAGGAAAGACTACGTGAATTCGCGTATTATCTAACGGGACAAGCTCCCCCTGCACATTCAAGTTCTGTAAGCACTCCATTACCAACGTCATCGTCCACTGAATCTAGTAGCTTGATCTTGGCCAACATTTCGTTGTATTGATCCTCCGTGATCTCCTGATAAGGTGCTTGCTGGAACCCATGTTTGTCTCTGAGAAGAAAGCTCACCGATTTGACACTCTTCTCGTAATTATCCTTAAGCCAATCCTTAAGAACGGGAAGCTCTTCCATATCGTAATAGGCTGTGACCGATACAGCATTGTCAGACCAAATACTTTGGAGCTTGGCCACCATGTCAAGCTGTTTGGTCACCGACATATCCTTGGCGAGGACAGCCCCCTTGGGTGTCTTGCACGGAAATGAAACCACCACAGTATCACGGTTTTCGGAATTGTCGAAGTTTTTCACATACTCGACTGGATAACCATGCCTGCGACAAACCTCCACGAGCTTGTCATTACTGCCCACACGAACACGCCGGATATAAAACTGAGAATAGGCGGGGTGAATACCGGGAGTGGCACCAGCAAGCAAACTAAGGCTACCACTAGGCTTCACAGTGGTCAGCTTGATGCTAGCTGGCAATCCACGTTTCTTGCTCCATTCCTTGTCAAACCTGCGCAGCTCAACATAGCAGTCATCAAGCCAATCAATCTTGTCGAATGACTGACATATGCCCGTTACACCCAAGCCAAGACGCATGTTCTTGTGAACGATTTCCTCTGTTTCTTTGTGCAAAAACGACATAGCACATATGGCCTTCTGGGTTTTGTAGAGAAGCTTGGCGCAATCAATAAGAACATCCTTTGTCGGAATGTTATTGAGGTAAAGCTCGGAAAGATTACAGCACTCATAAGATGCGAGCCCAATTTCTCCGCATGGATTAGCGCCGTTCAGATTGTCCTTGTCTACGGGATAGAGAGAGCTGTCCTTCAACAAGCCGTCCTTAAGACGGCCATATCGTTGAGATAATGGAAGATTGAAGAACCCATAAGGTTCTCCCTTTGCGTAGCCGGTCTTCGAATCAATCATATAGCCATTACTCCATATCTCGTCTGATATATGATCATAGGAATCGGCGTAGATCGTGTTGTTGGACATGGCCCGCCAATTCGGCACATTGCCCAAACTCCAGTTCTTGGCACGAAGATAGAGATAATCGTCGGGATCTCCCAATGCGATCTCTGCCGATCTGCGAACATTGCCTGCCACTACAATGGACCCAATGATGTTGCAGATATCCAACGCGTCTACAGACCTGAGCTTTTTCTCTTCCCGGCTTACCATGATCTTGGCTATCTTCTGCATACCTTCAATGAGTATCTTGGGGCCAGATGCCGTGCCACCAAATCCCTTAATGGGTTCGCCCGCGCCACGAACAAGGATGGTGGAATACGTGAAAGACTTGCCGGTCACATAATAAGCATCCAAAACTTTACCGAGAAGCTTAACCCACCCAGCCCGGCTATCAGGCACGATGAAGTCGGCATCCTTGGTCCCCTGATGTTCGATCTTAACTCCCGCCTTGATACGGGGCAATTCGTGGACGTCTTCACGGCGAATACTGAATCCCACTCCACCACCCAACATTAGATTCTCAAACAGAAACAGAAAAGCTTTAGGTTCATTTATAGAACAGAACCAGCAGTTGCCCGTCAGAATGTTGCCTTCAATGACAAAGCTATGAGTATCAGGAACTTGCGCACAATAAACCTCTTCAAACAGATCAGTCTTCTCCACGCTTACCACCTTAGCGTAATTCTCATACCGTTCGGAGGGCTCTTCAAGCTTGGACCTGTGATCAGATCGGATCAGTAATATCTCAGGGTTATCGTTCAGGTTGAACGAGATAGACCACAACTCTGACGGCTCGCCGCTAAAAGGATTCTCGTCTCGTTCGAGATATGGATCACCAGTACGGAATCCACATACAGCAGCCACATCTTTAGCAAACAAGAGCTGATCCTTCTTGGCCGAGAAAAGACGCATACTGCCATTCGCCTTGTTTATTGATCCATCAGCAGCAATCCAGCCAGCTAAGAAGCCCATCAGATAAGACTTGTTCTCTCGAATGGACGGTAGCTGCTTCCAAGCATTCGGGAAGCCGCCGTACCGAACATGACGAGGATTTTCCGGGTTGGTCCAGCTCACTCTATTCAGGATGAAGTATTGCTTACACTCGTCATATGTATTATCGATCAAATCGATGAACGACTCATATCCATTGCACGATCCATCACCAACAATCAAGCCGTGTTGAATGCCCTGTGGACTTAGATACTGACACATGGTCTTAGCTCGTACCACGGGCACTTTGTCTCCTACCCTGAGCCCCTCTGTGGTTGTCTCTGTACGATCAGTATTCCCCTTGTTCAATAGCAGCCAACGATGACCGGGGGTAGCAAGCACTTCCCATCGCTTGGACCCATGCGGGTTAGAGAAAGTCACGCGATCAATATGTTGCTGACCAAAGCTTTTGATGGGGGCTTCTACAAATTTACCGTATGCTGTGACCACCTCCACCGTCTTCCCAACAAGGTCGCCAATGGCCTTCCATCCATCTCGGGTTAATACCTTCGTGTTGTACTGGAAGCAGTTAAGCAAGCTATTACCGAAGTACTTCTCCACTGTTGGCGTGCCCAACTGCCACAACATACGTCCCGCATAGTTGCATCGCAGATTGAAGATGTGGTCAAACAGTCGTTTAGCCTCCTCCTCTGTATACTCTGCACCAACGCGTTGTGCGCCGTTGATGCATCGCCCCACTGTCTGATACCATTCTTCGCTGCCGCCGCCTTCAAGTATCCGAGAATAAGTGCGCTTGTAAACAAAATATCCCATTCCGTTGAAACCGAATGGGGCGACTTTGTCCTTGTATGAATTAATGAATGCCGGTGAAAGTATGTCAGGAATCATGTGAATGTAACTGGAGACGAAAAGAGATTACACTGGTCTCCGCTTAGTATCATCACTGACTTGATGATTCAGTCAAGAAAAATCGCGCAAAACCGGCGATTATTCGTGTACCACTTCGGGCAGAGGCAACTTCAGTCTGTCAAAGTATGCCTGATTCCACGTAAGCGAGTTGGTAGACTCGTCCCATCTGTAAGAGCAACCTGCTCCATGGCCAAAATGTTTTGCCTGATAAGCCACCTTGAGTCGACTGCGCTCGTTGGAAAGCCAGCTAAGATGCCTGATCCACACTACGTTGGGGGGAATCACCAAAGAGGGCAGCTTGTCATCCTTAACGGAAGATGTTCCATCGAGCTTGGCGTATTCGAAATCGTTGTCATATGAACACTGGGTCAGTACGCGTTCGCCGTACTTGCACCACCATATGCGGGGCGGCTGAAACGGCTGGACAAGATAGGTGTGATCGTTGAACACGTAGTTCTTGAACGACAGCTTGTACCAAGCCATCAAGGGATAGTGTTCGACAAAGCGGATAATACGGTCGATCTGCTCCACGGTATAAAGCTCATCGGCGCAATCTAATATCCACACAAGATCAGCCTTCACGTCCCGCGCCATCAGAACCTGCCGCCCTCGCTCCCGAACCTCGGCCTCGGTGGCGTAGTTACGGAACATCACGGATGAAATACGGTCGGAATACTTCAGTGCATATCGCTCCATGGCATCCTCTGTGGCCTTGTCGGGTCCGGCAGGCAGTAGTCCTTCCATCTCCTTAAAGGTGGCGGAAAGCAGACAGATGTGCATGTCATGACGACGGAACGACTCGATCCACGGGGCAAGCACCTCGTCAATTACCCCAGCACAGTCGCGACCAACGGCGATTATTCCGAATTTCATGGCGTAACGACCTGCCTCGAATCCACCTTCATTTCAACAGGACCTCGTGACTTGGACCACACCTTAATCACTTCGGAAGACGAGGGCGGTTCGGGTTGACGAGTCACAGTCTTGCGACGTAGCAGCCCCAATGGCCTGATGATGTAGGGCCTCTTCACAATGCCCCCTTCGTACACCCATTCCGGTATCCAACGCAGCTTGAAAGCGTCCCACCACGTGGCCGGATATTCAATCTTAGTCGGTTCCAGATCGAGGGAAGAGATCATCTCGGCATCACGCTTGATAACGTCGCCAACGGTTAAGGTGGTTTCCTGCCAAAACGGCCTCACTGTGCCAGATGGCTTGCCATCAATCTTGACGCCTTCAAGGGAAGCGGGTATTGCCGCATCAGGCAACTCGTGAAGAGCAACGGGTGGCACCGACGTAACAGACAGCTCTGGGCCTGTTGGTCCTGCGTGAAGAGATAATTTCTTGCCGCTGTGATAGCGCACGGGTAAGCGTTTCTTACCAGCAGTAATCTTGGTTTTGCGTTTGGTCATGGTTGTGTTGGGTTAGGGATTTGAAACGAGAAGATCCACAAGCTCGTCCACCATGTCTGTCGTCACATCCCGGTGAAGACCCACATAGCAACCGTGGTTGTGTATCCATTCAGCGTTAGGAAAGTCAGCGGGATTGCCGTAACCTTTCAGGGCAGGCTGGCGCAGTAGGTTGGAGCCGATTATGGGACGACACTCTATGCCGCTCTCCCGCAGCGCCGCCTTGATCTTACTGAGATTGTCACCTTTCGTGAAAATGGGAAGGCAGAAACCGGAATGTGAGTTGGTCAGAGGCGGTAGGTAGTATAGTGCTCCCATACGTAGCGGCTCCAATGTCAGTTTGGAAACGTTGGTTAGGCGCTTGTGGTAATGCGCGTAGATACGGTTACGATGCATCTGCGACTCCTTTATCCTCTCGAAATCCCTTAGCCCGAACATGGCGTGCACGTCAGTGGGCCGCAGGTTCGTGCCGGGCACCGCGAAGCAGAACTGCGGGTCAATGGACGGGTCCCTCATCGCGTACTCGTAGGCCGTGGGGTTGTGCGGCCCGAGGGACCGGATGAGGCCGTGATTGCGGAACATCTTGGCAAGCTCGTAGTCCTCGCGGGACTTGAGGAAGATGAAGCCGCCCTCCACCATCACGCACTGGTGGGAGAAGTAACAGGAGGTGGTGGTGACGTCGCAGGACGCTAGGATGCTTTCCTCCTTGACTAAGCCATCACGCCCCCCATGTATCCTGACCTTGGAGAGCGTGTTCTCACACGAGTCCATGTAGAGGTCCGCGTTGTACCGCTTGGCCAACGCGTGCAGCCGCGCCATGTCGGGGCAGAACCCGATGAGGGCGGTCGGCCAGATGATGATACGCTGGTACTTGCGCCGCGCCAGCTTGGCGACCATCGCCTCCAGCTTGTCGTAGTCGAAGGAAAGGTCGGTAAGGTTCACGTCGCAGAACCTCACATCGAAGCCCGCATGGATGGCGGGAGACACCGCGCTGATCCACGTCACGGCGGGCGCGATCACGATGGGACGCGGGCTGCCTGCCTTCTGCGGGTTCTTCAGCTTCCACAGCTCGAACACTAGCTGGTTCGCGGCGCTGCCGGACGAGAGGCAGAGCGCGTGCATGCCGGATAGCTTGGAGAAGCGACGCTCCAGCTCCTCCACCTTGGCCCCCATGGTGTAGCGGTCATTGCGCAGCAGCCACCAAGCGATGGCGAGCTTGTCGCGGAGGGTGAAGGTCGAGACGGCCAGCGGCCACGTGAAGGGCTTGGTCATACTGCCCCCTTCTCATACCCGATCTTCTGCTCAGTGAACGGTGAGTCGGGGAAGAACCGCTGCTGGAGCGCGACCTTGGCCTGCCACCGCTGATGGTTGTTCTGGTCTATGTAGGTACAGTCATCACCGGTCGCGGGCCGCAGCTTGATCTCATCAATGCGCTCGTACACCCGCAAGTTGGCGTTGTAGAGGTTGCGGTACTCTTGCGAATAGAGCACGGCACAGTACAGCTTACCGCCCAATGCATCGAGGAGGTACGTCGACATCTCGTCGAGGTTGTCGAGAGCCGCCGCCGTCTTCGTCTTGAGGTACTTGATGTGCAGGCCCGCGCGCATGTCGAAGACGTAGGCGGCGTGTAGTGGAGGGTGGAGGATCATGTGAGTAGGCCGCCCTCCTGCGCGAGGGTCATCAGCTCATCCGCCTTCACCGTCTGCGGGTCGCGGTTCTTGATGTAGATGGCATTGGGGTTCGGCGGAAGGTGAGAGAAGCAGTCGACCATATCAGGGTAGTTGATGCCGTAGAAGCCCAGCACCGGGTGCTTATATGCGGCGGCAATCGACGAGAAGGCAGTGTCCGCAGTGATGTGGAAGGCAGACGACAGCATAAGCTTGGTCGCCTCGAAGATGGACAGATGCGGCGCATACGCGTTTGCCAGCCTAACATACTCGAACTTGCCGCCAATCTGAACGGGACTATATCCAGCCGCCTTAAGATACACACACAGCTTCTCACACTCGTCAACCGGCATGGTCTTGTGCAGCTGCCCCGCGCTTGGAAACAGCGAAAGAGTAATGGTCTTCTTGTGGCCTTCTGAAAGCGGGAACCATTGGACAAGCTCGTAGGACGTGTCATCAGGAACCTTGAGGCCAAACCTGATGCAGTTCTCCTCTCCATATGTGCGGTAGTTGTACCAGTCGGGGCGGGAGTGGGGCGGCATGGCATTAAACACCCTGTCGAAGCCACGGAAGTACATGTACTCCCTATCCAGCTTGGTGGGCCAGTTGTCGTAGCCGTCCCAGATGTGAAAGTCGTTGATGTGCTTGTTGCAGAAGAAGAGGGGCAACGCGTCGCGGTACTTCTCGGCAATGCCGAAGGTGAGCCGGGCATCAGGGAACTGTTGCTTGAATGCGCGGGCAGCCACGGTAGCAATCACAAGATCGCCTAGTTGCCCTTGTTGGAACCCTATTGCGTTGGTGATCATGGTCATACGTGATCAACCACCTCTACCTTTGGTAACGGAAAGATGAACTTAACCCCTGTCTTATTGATCGTATCAGCCTCCCTCTTGAGTATCTCATCCTTGAAGTGCCACGGGCCGACTAGCACGTAATTGGGGCTCATCCGGCGTCCGTCCTCTTCGCTGATCATCTTGATCCCGGTCCCCAGCGTCTTGCCGCCGACCTTCTCGGGAGAACGCTCCCAAGCGTATGGGATCGTGTTGTGGTCGAGCCCGCAATACTGGATCAACGTGTTCGCCTTGGTGGACGCGCCGTAGAGATGGATCGTTTCGCCACGGTTCTTGATCTCTTCGATCAGCCGCAATAGGTCATGCTTTTGCAAGGTCACCTTGCTCTTGAACAGGTCGTAAGGCTTGTCAGTATCCAGCTCCAGATCGAACTCCTGAACCCTAATGCGGTTGAGTGCATCAAGATCTTTCTGCTTGTCATGACTAAAATCATCGTTGTGTACCACCACACACCGAATCGATCCACCGTTGGTGTCATTCAATGTCGCTTTGATACAGCGCATGCCGCCGCGTCTGAACACCTCTTCCAGTGTTGCGAGACTGTAATAGAGCAGGTGTTCGTGTACAATGGTGTCGTAGGAGACCTGACGAAGGGTGGCGGGCAGATAGGCCACCTCGACTATCCAAACACCATTGGGGCTAAGCTGGTTTTTGATTGCGCGTACAAACGCAACAGGATCTTCGACGTCATAAAACATTGCTATAGAAGTAATGATACCAAAACAATCTTTTCCGTGCGGTGTAGGATTTAACTGAGATGATGGAAAAACGTCATTGATGATTTCAATTTCCTTTCCCGGTTTGTAAGCGGGATATTTAACACCTGTCTTTCTTGCGATATCAGATGGATCAATTCCAACGCGTCGGATCGACCCCGAATCGGAGTAAAAATTTAACAACGTGCCGTCGTTGGATGCAATATCAAGTACCCGGGTAACGCACGGCATATAATCTTTGCCTTCCTCTACAATCTCCTTCAAATGATCCCTCATCGTCTTCGAGATGGCCGACTGGTACCAGTAGTTGGAGTAAAGTACCTGCGGGGGCACAGACACGGAAGTCTGCACCAATCCACAAGCGCCCTCCTGCTTGCTCACGTCACAACGGACCAGCTTGGTCGGTATCTTGCGGGTTGTCGGCGGCGTCATGCCATCCTTGACGAAGCTGCCCTGTAGATACTGGTCGCCCAGATCGATGACGTCGGTCAGGTGAGGATTGCCGCAAATCCGGCAGGTCTGTCTGTGTTTGAGATTCATATCATGCTCTCCTGAGCACCCACGATGAATGAGTCGTGCCAATAAGGAGGTTGTTCTCCTGTGCAAACTGGGTTACAGCCCGCCGCACCTGCTCTCCAGAGAACCAGTCGTGTCCCGCAAACAGACCGTCGTCCCTCATCTTAGGGTACCATGCCCGCATGTCGGCAAGAACATTGTCATAGGAGTGCCCCGCATCGATAAAGCAGAATTTGATTGACTTGTCGGCAAAGAGTGCGGCCATCTCTGCGGACTTCCCGACAAGAGCGGCGGTCAACAAGCGGTCACGTCCATTGTGGGCGAGATTCTTGTAGAACTCGGCCAGCATGCATCGCGGGCCATGATCCTCAATCCACTTGCGGCTGGTAAGACCGGATGCGTTCATCACCATATCAAGCGAATGGCCGCCATCCCTGCACATCTCATCGATGTCAAACAGGTCCACGGCGTACAGCTTGATCTTCTTGTTGGACAGTTTGACCCGATCAATCATCGCGGCAATCGACTCGCCCACGAACGATCCCACCTCGACAAAGACATCCCCATCCTTGGCTATGTCTACCGCGTGCTGTTGGACATCTTCAAAGTCGGATACTGGATTATCGAGTCCCTTTTCGAACCACATCAGAGAAGCTCCTTGAGATTGGTGACAATACACACCGCATTGGCATTGTTGAAATACCCGGCTGGAATCGGACGATCACTGTGTCCAAACGGAACATTGAAATCCAATGGATCGCCTTTCACGTATTCGTTTTTCCAGTTGATGCGCCGCATGATCAGATGTTGTATCTCAGGGTGTGACTTCATGTAAGCATCAAGGAATGGATTATATCCGAGTCCCCATGTTATAAGGTAACTTGATGCATTTGTCAAGACTTTATTGAGGAAGGTGATCGAATCTTGGTCAGATCCATTGCCATATTCCTTGGTCATCATGTGCTCGATGGTGGAAATGGAGAGTACATTACGACCTGCATAGTCGATGTCTAACGCGTTAAGCTTCTTGGACTTGGGATGAAGATCCGCAAGATCTGCAATCTCGTGATTCTCCCTACCATAATAGGGTATTACCGCTCCTACTTCCAGCGTGGTGTCACCGAACTTATCGAGGAACCAGCGGCCAATGGCCACCTCTATACTACGCTCATTCTGGTATGCCTCGTTAAAGAACTCGCGAGCATAACGCAATCTGATATCATTGATCTGGAACTGGTTCATAAGGAGTAAAAGAGTAGACCGTTTGAGGATTGAATGCCAAGAATCGGTAAGGATGGGCGCTGAAGAGGCGCATCATGTTGCTGATAGCCTGCTCACTAGATATGGATTGAAGCTGTGCGGCATTGTCCACGGCAAGCTTGGAGGCTATCATAAGATCGCGTGTACGTGTGACAATGGGACGAGACGTAAGGGATGGACAAACGATAAATTGTTCTCCACCCGCGATCTTTAGAACACTACTCTCAAACGCAACGCTTAAAATAAGAGGGTTGAGAGTAAGCATGCTTACCGATGACGAAAGATGATTGAACAGTTGATCGGTCTTGATGCGGAATGGGCCGTCCACAAAAAGGGTGTAGGTGCTCTGCAACAGGGAGGGCATGGAAAAGATCTTGAACACGTCCTTCGTGCGCTCAAGTTGCGGAAACACTCTAGCTTCAAATCCTTCCGTGGCGACCACCGGCTTGATATCGTTGTCATACAGGTAATCAATGATATCCGGCAAAAGCGCCGTTTCCTTTTCTGGAAGCTTAATATACGCCAAAGGAATGCCGGGGAATGCCCCGCCACACGCCTCCTTGTAGGCATCTATCATCTTCTGGTAGTTGCGCTCTCCGTCTTTGAGTTGGGAAGAGGCTATGAGGAACACAATGGTCAGGCTGTCGTTCATGTTAGGAGATTTCGTTTACCGTATGAGCCACCTCAAGGTTGGTATCCCAGTATATCTGATCATAGCCAGCCTTGCGGAAGTTCTCGCATATCACCACGGGATCACAGTCGGGAATGCCAAGACGCGGATTGACACCGCCAAACCCAATGCCTTTCTTGATGGGCTCGGCGCTGTATAGGGCGAAGCAGTTAAACACCGCCCACATCGGCTCAAAACCGCCGGTCTGACCGTCTTCATCCTTCCAATCCGTCTGGTTGGGTCCCTTGCGTGTGCCCCAGCTGTCGTAGATGTTGTTGGGGCCGGGACGGTCGGCGTGAACGCTCTTGGGAGTGAACACGTCAAGCTTCTTGCCGTAGTACTTCTCGTGATGGATGATCTTGTCGGCCACGTCGAGGGTATAGGTCACGTCGGCTTCCACAAACAGCACGTGGGACACATCCCTAAGAAATGGGAACTGAAATATGCAGCGATTGCGACACTGGGCCAGCAGCTCTACCCTTAACGGGCTCTTGCCGCCGACGAAGCATGGGGCGTTCAGCTTGGTCGAGGCAATCACATAGTTGGATAGAAACGACCAGTCGTAGGCCGCTATCTTGGCAAAGGAGCCATCCGTGGAATCGTTCTCGAATACAGAGAGAGAGATGCTGTCGTCCTTGAATGAGGTGGCGATCTCCTTGATCTGGGCATGCCACGTGTCTAGGAATTTGGCTTCGTTACGGATGATGGAGCAGATGAGAACGTTCATGGTTAGATGGTGACCAAGCGATGCTTATCAAGCTTGACAGGCTCCTTAGGAAACACAGAATAGACCTCCCGCACCGGCTCGTCCTTCCACGCATAGGGGAAGTAAAGGATGCGGTTATGCTGATAATGCCATGCGTTCGGCGGAATGAAGAGTCGGCATTCACCCCCGACTGCCAACATCATGTGGTGGTCTCCGCTGTCTGTGCCCACGTACTTGCCAATCACCTTATAGCACGCCGCCAGCTGCCGGATGCTTAGGTCTGGCAGGGATGTGACCATGATATCGTAGAAATCATCGTGGTTGTTATAGATGTTGGTCTGGATCGTCTTGGTGCCGAAGCTCAACACGGTATGCCCGGCATTCTTGAGAGCGCCAATGATGTCCACACCCAGCTTGGTGGGCAGACGGCGGTAATTGCAGATGTCGTCAAACGGCTTGTCCAGCCGGGCGGCGGCTGTCGTATGATTGAAGGCCACCGGGTTCTTGTAGTCCTTCAGAAAGTCGCGAGCCCACGTTACTTCATCTTCCGTTACGTCAATTGACGGAATGGCATTGCGGTCGGTTACGCCGTAGTGATTGAGGATGCGCTGGGAGAAACAGACATCGTCGGCGGACTCGGGTGTGTTGGGAATCGGCCCAGTGGTGAACTGGACCTCGGCCATCCCCTGATAGACAGCGGCAAACAGACGCGTGTGCGGGGCATCGGGGGCAATCACAAGGGGATTTTCCGCCGCTTTGGCCCGCAAGATGGGAGTGAGGGAAAGCCAGTCGCCGAGAGACCCGGCGGTGTTGGTGATGGTGAAGCGTTCGCTCACGAACGAGAACCCTTCACGCCGACTAGCTCACGCAGAGACCTGAGAGCTTGATTGTGCTTCCAATGTGCATCACCATCGATGGACCAGTCGGTGAATTGGAGCAGGCCGACCAGTTCCGTGATGATAGGCTCTGGCTTTTGAGCGGTGAGGTGGGCTTTTACAGGGCGGTTGTGGTTGTTTTTCATAGGTTCAGGGTCTTGCGGACATTGAGGTAATCGGGAACGCCGAGATGGTAGCTTTCCGCGTAGTCTGGAAGCCACACAAGGTGCTTGTATTCGGTGCGTGAGAACCCGGCCAGCATGACACGCCACAGCATCTCAGACTGAAGATGCTTGACCTTGTCCCAGTTGTCTTCGATGGCTTTATGGAGGAGGTAGTAATCACGGGAACGCAACATCATGGGTTGGAAATCGGTGTAAGGACTCCAGAAGCAGTTGGCCTCGTCACGGAGATGAGGCACGCCGCCATCATAGTCAGCGCGACGAATGAAGCGGAAAGTCAAAGTATCGGGAGACGCGTCGATCCTTAGGCTCATGTGGTAAAGACACGCCTCAAGAGAATCCTTGTGGCAAACGAATGGTGAATCATCCTCCAGAAGCAGTACATGCGGGTTCTTGTACAGAGACCATTCCGTGGACATGCGTCGTTGGTCTTCGAGATACGCCCACTGATGAGAGGTGCCGCGTTCCCACGAGCCAACGGTCAAGATCGTCTTGAAGCCACGATCCACAAGGTTCTTCTCCATCACAGAGGCCACCCCAGTCTCATCTGGTGATACCTTGATGTGTGCCACTTTCACGGAAAATGAGGTGAGCGGTATCTGCCGGTCAAGATGGTTGAGCGTGTCAAGATACATGCCCTTGTGGCCATAATGTCCCTTGGTGGACGTGAAGAACATGAGGGAAATAGGGATGTTCATGGCACGGGTACAATAGGTGGTGTAGGTAGAGCGAGTGGTTTCATATCCTCGGGTTTGTGCGAGTGTATAACTGACGTGTCGCCCTTCACAAGGTACCAGTATGCATCGCTCCAAACCTTGTCGCTTTGTATGAGGTCAATTAACTCCTGAGTAAGCGGCTGGGACATGAAAGCAACTGCCCCTTCCACCGTTCGTGGAAATCCTGCCCTCTTCATCTGGGTAAGAAACCACAAACGCTTGGCTTCACGCTTGGGGAATATCTCGGTTGGCGTGCCGCCTTTGTGGTGATCAAGACCAAGCAGAGCGTGATTAGACCCGGCTGGATAAGTGAAATAACGGAGGTAGTGAGTTACCCACTCCATAGAATCCCTCACATCGTTCCTCACGTTCCAGAAACTTTCCTTGGCCAGCTCCATGTTCACGGCATTGCCGTCAAGCTGTGTCGCATACCAGTGCGGGCTGCCACGGAACTCCAGCTGATCGTTGTAACGGAAGACCAGACCCTTGCCATAGTTGGCCACCATCGCGACATTGTTCTCATCCATCCACTTGGTCAGGTTGGGCAGATCAGCACAGAACGCTGGGGACAGGCGTTCGAGAGTGTCGAGGTAAACGAAATGGTCTCCATCCTCCATGGGACCTTGCCAGAGGAAGTGATTCATCGAATACGAATGCCTTTGACACCATGTGGCATACACCACACATCCACACCCCTTCTGTACATCGAGATAAGCAGCGCCCTTGTCGTTGTCCAATATGGAGCCATGGAATGTGAAGCACAGCCCGTCGAAGTACTGGCGAATCGGATCGATCATTGCCGACAGATTGTCGAAATTGCCGGTCGTCGTCATCCCGCATAGATAGAGCTTACTCATAGGGTGTTCTTCAACTTCCTCGCCATGATCTCGGCATATACCTTGGTGGCCTGCTCGCCATAGATGCGGATGATACAACCAGCGGTATAGACATATAGAGTATCCTTGATCGACGATCCCTCGTTGGCCGGACGCCAATCCCAGCCGACCAAGGCGTTCCAGCAGAATCCCATGTGATCATCGGGGGAATACCACCATTCAGGTTTCTTGCTCATAGTTGTGATATGGGTACTCCGTCCACAAACCCTGCCACCGGCCACAGCGGTTGCGGCAGTCCATGTTCCTTGGTCTCGCGGTTGGCAAGCTCCTCGATAGAGGCAGGATGCTTGTTCTGGTCACCACCAGTCGCCTTCTCCCAATACTGCTTCCACCAAATCGACCGGTCGAGTCGGTCGGCAAGATTAAGGTAGCCCAGATGATAGACCACCGGCATCCCAGCAGCCACATAGGGTCTAAGATCATCAGCCACCGGCTGGTCGCCAACAGGTCGCAACAAAGGAAGCCACCTTGCCAGCTTACCATCGGTGTCAATCAGTTCGTCCGTGCTGGTCACGTTGTAATCGGGCTTGCCATCAGGCTTGATACCAAAGTGCACGGGACCGCGACGGAAGTGTCCAAGGGCATTGCCACGCTTGTGAATGTACCATTTTCCTGCAGCGTCAAGATACTTGTCCAGCGATCCGTACAGGTTGACCACGGGAATGTAGTAGGCGTCGATGAATGGGGTGCGCAAGAGGTGTTCGCCAAGATCGATTATCATCTGCTTGTTTCCACCTAACCGTTCATCGAGGTTCTGCTGGATCAGCAGGTCACCCTTGCAGTTCTGTAAGGCGGCATTCTCGGTCTTGCCATAGGCGAAGCTGTCCGTTTGAAAGTCAAAGTCCGTCCGAATGATAGAGACGGGATACCCCTTGGCCGTGGCATAATCAGCGAAGAGCTGGGCTGTGTCATCGTCCCAGCGTGGCACGGCAACCGAGATGTCGTCGGCATAGTACGCCCAGTTGTCGAGGGCACCCTTGTAGTCGAAGTGTTTGTCACGGATGGACCAAGCGGTACTGTAAATACTGGTTGTCATAATGGTAGCTCTGCCTGTACTGGTCCCAGAGCCACGTTCTTGAGTAAAAGCTTAAGACGTGCGCTGTTGGGTCCGCTGATCTTGTAATCCGATTTGCTGGTGCCGGGCTTTCCTTCGTACATGCACTTGAGGTCTTCCGCTATGTCAGTAAGCGGCACACCTTGATCGATCTGTACAATGACGCCATCGTCGTCCATGATTTCCCACCAGCTTGATGCTTCACGACGCGAACAATCCCAAGTAACTCGGTAGCCTAGCTTGTGAAAAAACGATTCTACGCCATCATCAACTCGTTTTTTATTAGGGAAAATACGATCCATGTAATCGGGGGGACATTCACCTGTAATGTAATGTGTCATGACTCTATGTTCCCCCAGCAATTGAACGAGTGTCCGCCCTTGAGATAAGCCTCGGGAATCGTGCCGGGTACCCACTGGCCTGCTATTGCCGTAGCCCATTCGTCGGGCGTCATGTCGGGAAATACATAAGGTTGCTTGGGCGTGGTGAGCCACCGTACACTCTTGGTGTCTGTCCTCATTCGCACCCTGCTGCCGTCAGGCTGATCACGGATGGTGTACTTGCCGTTATCGATGAAAAGGGGATATGGCCAACGATAGTGTATGTATCCTCGCTGCTTATATAAGGTTTGAATTGCCTCTTCACGCCACATGGTGTGGTGGTAAGGACCAGCGCCACCTGCGGGCAATGGCAGTTCATGCTCCATGGCGCGATAGAAATCGGTGCCTATGATGTGCGCCCTCTCGCTGTAAATCCCCTCCCCACACGGAGCACCGGCTAAACTGACAGATGTTATCATGTCACGACGAGAATCAACACAATCGGGCATGAACAAACCAGTGATTCCACGCAACTCTTCCTGTGTAAAATCCCTGCCGAGCACCTGATCGTTCTGTACATACATGGTGTATCGACCGAATGCCGCTGCCATCACATCCCGTGTGCCAATACCAAGACCGTTGTTTTCCTTGGTTTGAATGAACTGATCAATCAAACCCATCTTGAAATAGTCGTATCCATACGACTCTTCACCACCATTGTGAAGATAGATTGTCTTGTGAGGAAACTGAATGTGCTCTTTCAACGACTCCAACAACAAACGCGTCTCTGCTGGCTTGCAGAAATCAAGTACACAAATGGAAACCTGAGGTTCCTGATAATCTATCATATGGACAATCCTCCGTACACGTCTATGATTGCTTTGGCCACTCCCACAGGACTCACCTTGGTCGCCCACGCTTTCTCGTAATGCTTGCGCAACCTACCCTTCATGGTTTGCATTGCGCCGTTGTCCTGCATGTAGCGGGCGATGAAGTGGGCTACTGACGTAACCGTGGGGGTAATCTCGTTGTACTCTGGAAACAGATCGGGTGGCAACAACTCCTTGCGGGTTGTCATGTCGTTGCACACAATCGGAATGACTCCAGCCGCCATTGCTTCCAGCACGGTGAGATTCAAACCTTCAACCTTGCCAAGAGACAAAACAAAATCTACGCTGTTATACATGCGGTTCAACTGCTTGTCGTCTAACACGCCAAAATACTCGCCGTATGATGCGTATTCGCCACCGACCAATCCAAGCTGACCGTAGTTGATTCCCAGTGTGAGAAGCGTGGATACACCCAATGTGAATCTTTTGTTGGGGTCCTGACGTCTACCCACGGAAAGAAAACGGGCATAACGGTCGGGACGTGGTTCGGGCTTGAACAGCACCGGCTTTATAGGATTGTAGATAACCTGCGAATCCTGCTTGATGTACCGTGTCAGTTGATCCTTAACAAATGCCGAGATACAGGTCACGGCATGCGCTCGCTTCAGCATCGTGGCAAGCCCCTCAAGGTCATAGTTGGACAGATTGTGCTCTGGAATGTCTAACACGTTGAAGATCACCTTGGCATCCTTTTTGATCTTTCCGCCATATAGATTGGAAAGAATCTGCTGATAGCCCCCCTCGTCGTTGGAGTACACTATATCGGCCTCGTCTATATGTTCGGCGAGTTGATGTCCCAGAGCCACGATACCCTCTTCGATTCTGTCGATCTGGGACCCGTAAAACCTAGAACAGGATTTGGCCCAAAACTTCACTGTCCACCATCCTGCTTCTCGACTTCCAGCCTGTACTGCTCGATGCTGATCTTGCTTGACTCAATGACAAGGGGGCTGTTCGACAAGGCTTGGCTGTTCAATGCCTGCGCTCGTAGATAGGCCACGGCTGAATCGATATCGTCGAATATATGCGGTTCCCCACTGACCAATACCTTGAAAACGGTGACGAGATCTTGACTCATTCTACCAGATTAAAGCACAATTGATTGCAATGTCAAGTCTTTTCTGTCACCACCGTCCAGTGGTAACACAGCTTGCTCAACCGCTTCCTGAGCCACCTGCTCGACCACCTTCTGCAAAACGGGTTTGGTGCGATGTTTCTTGTAAACCGACCAGTCTCGGATGTATTCAAGCTTGTCTATAGCGCGGGTGCGGGCAACATAGTCTATGTTTTTCTCCTGTTCTTTCTGCCACGGCTGTATGACGTTGTACGGGAACGGAATAAGCTGCGGCTCAAGAATGAAGACATTATCGGCTTCCAATCCCTTGAAGCGATGCACAGTGCTAAGAATGATTCCGGTTCCCATGTCGTCGGAGAAGATCTTTATAATCTTGGCCAAAACTTCCGATACCAACTCACAGTCGTCTGACAAGATGTTGATGATCTGTATCTTCTCCATCATGGTTTGGTACTCATGTCGTTCGGTTATATCCCGGTCGGGGTATTTCTTGTTGAGTTTCTCGACCATGCGTTCGCGCTTGCGGTCGATGCCGTCGTCCATTTCTTCCACCGTCTTGTCCTGATAGGGTTTGAGAAACGAGGTTAGGCTCGCCCCCAAATCATTGCCGCGCACAATGGCCTTCCTGCCCTGTTTGATAAAGTCGAGACACAGCTGTACCAAAGGAAAATTGGTGCGGCAGAGAACCACGTCGCCGTCCCTGACGTTCTTGATTGACCCCTCGACCACCACCTTGCCCACCGGGGCATTATCCCGAGCTTCTATCTCCGGCACTATTTTCTTGGCGTGCTTCACCACCTCCAAGGGGCAGCGGTAAGAGATGGACAGGGGCAGCTCTATCGTGTTAGGCTCAGCAAGGGCAATCTCGAACAACTTGGGATCACAGCCAAGATGTCCGTAGATGGATTGCCGGGGGTCCCCGATCATTACCAGCCTGCCGCCGGGGTTCAACAGCTTGCGAATGAACGTGTACTGTGCTTGGCAGCAGTCTTGGAATTCATCCACGTAAACGATGTCGTACCCACGATTCTTAAACGTATGTGTGGCAGGTATATAGATCAGGTCGGTAAAATCAATATCCTTGTGATTTGTCGTCACGTCTCTGAACGTTTCCACTGCATATGCTGGCTCGTCGTCCCAGTCCTCTATGTCGTACACATCGCAGATTTCCTCAGCGTCCCCATAGGTTGACTTCAACGTCAACCTCATGAGATCCACTATCTTGCGCACCCTGCCAAAAAACGCCACCCTCTCGTATGGAGGAACCTTCCACCGATTCTCCTTGCTAAGCCTTTGAATCGTGTCGAACACCTTGTCCTGTTCCACCTCCTTAAACGGATAAAGCTGTTGTACAACGGCATACCCTTGAGAATGTACCGTGGAAGCCTTGACAGAATAGGGCAGTTTTTGCTTTAAGGTGTTGGCTATGCTCTTGTTAAACGCCAAAAACAAAACCTGTTTGGTGCTGGAAACATACCGCAGGCTTTCCAGTGCGGTTGTAGTCTTGCCAGACCCCGCCACGGCGTTGATAATCAAGTGACCGTTTGAGTTGCGAATATAGTCAAAAATTGCCTGCTGATATTTGGACGGAATCATACCCATGAATATAAATGATGATAGACTTGATGGGTAAGTCAAGAAAAATACGCTGTTAAAAAAAATAAGCTTGACAAACCAACCAAGTGTGTATATAATGCGAGTGAAGCGAGTGAGAGCGCAGCGAGTCCCAGCGGTAGCAGGGGACGACGCGAAGCGATGCGCGAGCGAGCGAAACGAGCTTATATGGATCAAAAGCCACGCTTGGGAGAATACGCGAGAGGAAAAGATAACCCGAACGAGCGGAACAACGTGAAGCGAGTGAGGGTGAAGTGGGAGAATAAACGCCGGGATTACACGTGTATCGATTCACACCTTCTACCGCATTCGGCTGCGCCTCATTTGGTGCCTTCGGCACTGAGGACTCGCATACGCTCGTCCTATCCTCTTTTCGAAAGATGGGTGGTGTCTTATACACGATAGATCGATACCCGTCCAACCATCTACCACTTGGTCACCATGTCAAGGTTTTTCTGGCGCTTCATGGTAGAAGCCGTGATGTTGGTTATGCTGGCGCAAATAAGCTTGACAATTCAACCAAGTCACTCATGATGGTGTTCATATGACGGTTCAAGACGTGGTAAACCAGCTGATTATACGGTTCTGTGAGAAGGACGTGTTCTGTTTCGAGGAGATAGATGCTATCATCACCGACAAGAGCGTTAGCAAGGACAAGGAACTCATTGTGCTTCATGCTCTAAAGTACATGGAAGAGAACGGGTTAATCGTCAAGATTGACAAGGACAAATGGGTGCTTAGCAGACCAATCACCAGCATAGGTCAGGATGTGGGTTTGTCTATACAGACCTGTATACTCATCAAGGATACGATCATAGGCTACTACAGAGCCAACAACATGCCTTATGAGAACATCGACGTGTTTAACATACACGAGGGGCATATTCAAACCCTGCTCAGAATCGTAAACGACGCTTTGGATAATCAGAAAATCTAATACCATGCAAGATAACAGGCTCAATTTGTCAATACCTATCAACGCTCTGTCACTAGGGCAGTTTTCATTCAATGTTTTACGAGAGCTGTATCGTCGAAAGATCCAATGCGTGATCTTCCCCAAGGGCGGCGTGGACTTGTCGGCGTACAAGTCTGACCCTCAGTTTTTTGCATGGATAGAACGCGCCGCAAACGACCGTTTGAAAAAGTTTGACCGCAATGTGCCGACATTGGCCCTGTGGCACTGCAATGGCAGCGAATTCAAACCTTCCGACCATCAGTACCTGTTTACGTTTCACGAGACCGATTCTCCCACAGAACACGAGGTGAACATAGTCAATCAGCAGGATCACACGTTTTTCAGCTCAAGCTGGAGCGTGGGCAATTTCGAGCAGTATGGCGCGAAAAATGTCAGCTTTGTTCCGCTGGGTTTGGATGAGGATTTCACCGAGATAAAGCATCGTCAGGTATCAGACGAAATCATACACTGGATACTGGTTGGAAAAGCCGAGCAAAGAAAAAACACCCAACTAATCATCCAGCAATGGATCAAAAAATACGGCGGCAATAAAAAGCACCGGCTTACTACCTGTGTGAACAATCCGTTCTTCCAGCCAGAACATATGGGGGCGTTCTACGGATCATGTTTTGACGGTAAGCCCAAGCCTTTCAATGTAAACGTCTTGCCGACGTTGAAGACAAACGTAGAGATGAACCAGCTTTACAACAGCGCTGACATAGACTTGAGCGGGTTTTCAAGTGCGGAGGGCTGGGGCATTCCCGCTTTCACCGCCACCGCCCTTGGTAAGTGGTCGATTGTGACCAACTGCTCGGCGCACAAGGATTGGGCCACGGCCACCAACTCGATCTTGGTCGAGCCTTCGGAAATGCGTCCCTGCTATGACGGCATCTTCTTCAATCCCGGCCAACCCTTCTCACAAGGGAACATATACGCGTTTAAGGCCGAGCAACTCATGGAGGCATTCGAGCGTGTAGAGAAGCTTGCTAAGACTCCCAATCCCGAGGGGCGGAAAATTCGTGAGCAGTTCACGTACAAGCGGACGGTGGATGAGATACTGGCGAAGATACCATGACACTTCAAGACTTCTACTACCCCCCCAATGGCACCTCTTGGTACGAGGGCATATATACTGTTAGCGCAGATGGCACCAAGACCCCGGTGTCTGTCACAGGGGAGTGGGTGATTGAGGCTATATCATTTGCAGACGCAATTAAGGAAGAGGTGTGGACCGTTACTGGAGGTTTGATCCAAAGCGGTCAGTTCTTTGGTGGGGCGGGAAGCCTGATGTGTGGCGGCCCCATAGGGGTAAAAATAGGAGAGCATGTTTATCCACTTGACGCATTTGAACTTGTCGCCACATACGATTTCAGTGGTGGCTACCACATTACCTTTGATGCACATGTGAGCGGAAGCCCGAACGATAACTGGAAACCCTGATGCCCGTATTCGAATTCCAGTCTGAAGACGGCGAGATCATCTCGGTTCTGGTCCGCAACGACGAACCAGACGAAGCTCGTCATACACAGACGCAAAACGGCAAGGTATACAAGCGTGTTTATGCCGCGCCCCTTGCCGCCAAGGATACCCAGATACGTGATGCCAGCCAAAGTGACTTTGACAGGATGGTGACCGACAAAAACATCACTGTCGGCGACGCATGGCAGATTGCGAAGGACCTGTCAGATGCACGCGCACAGAAACACGGGGGTGTAGATCCGGTGAAAGAAAAGTTCTACAAGGATTACGAAAAGAAAACGGGGGGCAAACACATCGACGTGAAGAAGCGCGAGGCCATGGAAAAGGCCAAGCGGGTCATGGAGGCCATGGGGGTGGATATCAAGGCTGTTTAGCCCTGACCTGTTCCAGCCATCGCTCCCTGTGGCCGCCCATCACCCAATTCCACATTGCAAACTGCAAGCCCACGTCGTGACCCATCTTCTCGCTAAGCAACCACTTATGCACGTCAATAGCCTGCTTTTCAAGCAGGTGAAGCTGATACAGGCTGCTTTGTTCGATTGGAAAAGGTTCTCCGTTCGGTGTACTCATGGTACATATACTTTACACCGGATTTTAGCTTGACATTGCGATCAAGTCACCCATCATGATAGGAAGTGGGGCAAACCGCCCTGCTATAACGAAATAAACCCAACAAACAGGACAAACACAAATGGCACTGACAAACGGCAAGAACTTCGCAAGCGGCCCGCTCATCTTTCTGAGCCCCCGTTCGCAAAAGACGGTGGACGGCAAGAAGGTAAAGGTGGATTCCCACTTCGAGATCAGCAGGATAGGTGAGGACAAGAAGATAAAACCCTCAACGGAAACCTGCACGACGGTCAGCGGAAATCTGATCAAGATAGAGCTAAAGGAAAGAGAGTTTAACGGCAAGATCAACAAGCACGCCGTGCTCTACATCAAGGACGGAGAAGATACGTATCATTTGGACCTGACCTATCGCCTGTCCAGCCGCTCGCTCTTCAACGCCATGCTGAACCTGCCCGATGCCAAGAACATCAGCATTGGAATCTACGACAGCAAGAAGGGATTCGAAACCTTCTCCCTCCGTCACAATGACGAGGTCATCAAGTGGAAGTACAAGCTGGAGGAGCTGCCTCCCGTGTTCGAGGTCAAGAACAAGAAGGGTGAAGTGATCCAGAACGACTATTCCGATGTGGATGGATTCTTCGAGACCGGTCTTCGCGAGTTGTCCGAGAGGTTGTTCGGCCCCGGAAAGACGGGCGCTAAGACAGAAGCCGCCGCTCCTGCCGCCCAAGAGGCCGCCGCCGCGCCTTCAACTACAGAAGCCCCCCCAAAAGAAACGATAGACGAAGACGTACCGTTCTAATCATGAATAACGTATTAAGCCGCGAGCAGGTCTACAAGCTCATTGACGGAGAACGTGCTTATCAAGATGAACGTTGGAATCCTGATACCACAGCCAGTGGTGGTCTTAATTCTCCACAAGAATGGTTAACCTATATTGCAGACTACACGGCAGAAGCCTTACACGCAGGATGTCGTGAAGCAGATCAAACGGTGCGACCCAAACAAATGGAAGCTATTCGCAAGATTGCCGCTATGGCGGTAGCGGCCATGGAACAACTTGGTGCACCCGACAGACTAGTAGTGTGGAAGCAGTCCAAAGCAGGTGGATTAGCCACCAAAGCTTAATCCGTGCCCCGCAAGAAGATCGTCCTACAGACTAACGCCCCTTGGCTCAAGACGGGTTTGGGCCAAAACGGGCGTTATCTGATGAAGCACCTGATCAGGACCGGCAAGTACGAGGTGGTGTATTACTGCACCAATCACGTCTTGTCGAATGATCCCAATCTGAGCCGCATGCCCTGCAAGGCATATGGCGCGATCCCGGCGGACCAGAACATCCTAAATCAGCTCAATCAGGACCCCAATCGGGCTAGGGACGTGGCATACGGCAGTTTCTTCATCGATCAGATCATCAAGGATGAGAAACCTGACATCTACTGGGAATCTGATGACCTGTGGTCGTCGAACGGATATATTGACAAGCCATGGTTCAAGGCCATCAACTCGGTTTTCCACAAGACGCCCGACTCCATTCCCATTCTTGACGTCGCGTACCAGCAGGCCAAAGCCACGCCCTACTTCTACACGTGGGCACAGTTTGCCGTGAAGGAAATGCAGAGGGTAGATCCGTCACTAAAGCACATCAAGAGCATCTACGGAATGTCGGATACGGAGCACTTTGCCCCCATTACCAAGAAGGAGCGTGATGATTTGCGAGCACGGTTCGGACTAGACAAGGACACCACGATCTTCAACATCACCAACCGCAACCAGCTGAGAAAGTGCTTCATTCAGATCATCGAGGCGTTTGCATCGTTCAAGAAGGATTATCCATTCGCCAAGGCCAAGCTGCACTTTCACACATCGTTTGCCGAGAAAAATCAGGGCTGGGATATACCCAAGCTTGCCAAGTTCCACGGATTGAAGGATGAGGATATACTATGTACGTACGTCTGTAAGAACTGCGGCAACTGGCATGTGGCCCCTTACAAGGGAGAAGACATCGACTGTCCGTATTGCGGTAGCAAGAAAAGCATGATTACCGCCAGCACCAACCATGGAGTGCCTGACGATGAGATGAAGCTGATGCACGGTCTGTCAGATGCCGGTTTGTCCATCTTCGATTCTGGCGGCCAAGAATATCAGTCCGTGGCCTCCCTGCTTTGCGGCCAGCCTACGGCAATTAGCGCCTATTCGTGCGGCGAGGATTTCATGAAGCTGCCTTTCGTTTATCCGGTTGAATGGCTGCCGTACTATCAGCCGGGAACCAACTTCATGAAGGCCACCCCCAAGCTTGAATCTCTCAAAGGGTTCATGATCAAGGTGCATAAAATGACCGAAGCGGAGAAGCTTGAGATCGGCGGCATGTCCAGAGACTGGGCGGTCAAGACATTCTCTGTGGATACTATCGGAAAAAAATGGGAAGATCTATTCGACTCAATGCCACCGAAGGATTGGTCGTCCATCACATTGGATTACAAGCCAAAGAACGTTAACTACCCCATGCCAACTATGACGGACAACGAGTTGTGGGTGAAAGCTCTTTACAACAACATCCTGCTGGTTGAACCCGATCCAGAGGGCCACAAGTACTGGCTTAACGCTTTGGCTGGTGGCATGACCCGCGATCAAATCTACAGGTATTTCATCAGCGTCGGCCATAGTGATAACGCGAAGAATGCCGCCAAACCGATAGACATTGGCGAGAGCTTCGACAACAATGGAAGGAAGAGAATACTTCTGGTCATCAAGGAAAGCGGCGGCGACATCTTCATTGTCACTTCCCTCTTCAAGGGGTTGAAAGACCTGTATCCAGATGCCGACCTATACGTAGCCTGCGATCCTCAGTTCTTTGATATTCTCGCTGGCAACCAGTATGTGTACAAGACCATGGCTTATCAGCCATTCATGGAAAGCGAGCTGGCAATGATGCAGCACGTGGATTATTACTACTATCCCGCACTGCCCACCCAAAAGCAGCTTGCGTACCTGACAAAAGACAAGATCGGGTTGGACCTAAGTCCCAAAGACTCATGAGCGATTTAGCCTCAACATACGCACTACAGGCGGGCGTTCCCCTCCACAATCCCGAAATGGAGGAGTGTTTCTTTCCGCTCAACCATCCGATTGACAAGGCCATTCTCATCCATGCTTTCGGGGGCAAGATCATAGACACACCTCAAGGCAAGCAGGCTGCTTTTGGTGCCAAGATCTACGATTACTTTGGTGAAGTGGTATCCATGATCAAGCCCATTCTTGAACCACTCGGTTATCGCCTGTATCAGATTGGTGCTCCCGGCGAACCTGCCGTAAGGGGACTGGAACAGCTTGTCGGCATGACATCTCTTCTTCAATGCGCCTATCTTGTCAAACGCTGCGCTCTGCTCATTGGTAATGATTCGATGTGGGTTCATCAACGTGGCTCTTTAGGAAACAGCCTTGTTGCTACTTATGGAAGCACATCTAAGCCGCACTTCCCCCATTGGTACGATCCTGCCAAAACAGTACTGATCGAGTCCCACCGTTTTGGCAAGAAGCCATCTTACATGGCCAACGAGCCTCTTAAGACCATCAACTTGATCACCCCCGAGTCCGTGGCAAACGCAGCTCTTTCCCTGTTGGGACAGCCCCCCTTGTCAAGACGTTCCTTATCCATTGGACCGTTGTACAATCAGGGCATCATCGAGCTGATACCCGACGTTGTAATGGACCCACGGATACAGACTCAGGTGCCCCCGATCATCCGCATGGACCTTCTCTTCAATGAGGAAAACCTGTTGAAGAATCTCCAGATGCGCAAGTGCTCGATTATCACAAACAAGGAGATCGACATCAGCATCCTTGCCCGCTGCCGACCCAACATTGCATCCATCCGTCTGGAGATCGACAAGCTGTCGCCGGAGTGGATTAAAAAGGTCAGGCGTCTTGGCGTGCAATGCGCGGTGATGGCGGTGGAAAAGGACGAGGCGAAGGTAACGCAGATGAGGCTGGACTACTATGACGTGTTACAGCCCAGTGGTTTTGACAGGTTCTTGCCGCCCACCATAGAAGACTTCAAGAAGGAAGTCGAGAAGTATACTCAAAAACCGCTTGACCCCACGATTCAGCTGAACACACTGTCGTTCAAGACGAACAAGTTCATACTCAGCGACGGCAAGGTTTATTTGTCAAGGGCTCATTGGGAAGACAAGATTCCAACCCCAAACACCGAAAACAACACGGGCGTCGTAATTGACAAACCCTCGTTTTGGGAAGAGGGCGCTCATTTTTACATATACCAATCATGACCAAACCATCCACATCAGAACCAGCCGTCGATCAAGAGTCAGAACCTGTTAAACCACCCTATTACCGTGACAGACGCACGGGACTGGTTGCATGTGTAGAGTACAAACGTCTGCCCAACGGGCGCATCGATTGGAAATCCATGATCAATCCCGCCCATATTGTGTTCAATTCCAAAGCCGACAAGGAGTTGACCGAGCTTTATGGGGCCACGGCGGACAAGCTGGTATATTCCGAGGTGATCAAGACCAAGGCGGTAGACGACAAACATATCCTGATTCTGTTGGCGGGTTTTGTCGAACTGGCCGACCTGCGCGGTTATACGTCCATTCATAGTGATATCGCACATGTTACCGCTGGGGCCAACGCCAGTGTGGCCTGCCATATCACATGGCTTCCTAACGAGGAAGAGCCTTACGCCAAAACCTCCTTCGGTACGGCTGATGCCACTATGGAAAACACGGGGGGCTTCGGTTATCTTGCGGCCATCGCCGGGAATCGGGCTTTTGTTCGTGCCGTCAAGAATGGCCTTGGCATCTTCGTGCTTGGATTCGACGAGATTGCCAAGAAGGATATGGCTCTTCCCGAGTCGGCTGGCGGCAGTAGTGCCCCTGTTAACCCTCTTTCGCCCCAAGGCACTCTCCAGAAGGCCGCCGAGGATCTTAAATACACCTTTGATCTGGTCCGCAAGGGCGCGATTAAATACAAGGACAAGATGAAGTCAACGGAAGAGGAGATAGGGAAATGGAAAGGGTTCGCGGATGTCCCTCCCCCTGATTGTATGAGCTTGATAGGTCTTCTCCGCAAAAAGGAAGAAAAGCCCGCTGCGGAGTAAATGGGGGTGGATTAGGTCACTGAAAGCCGCTCGGCGTAAGAACTGAGCGGCTTTTTGGTGTAAAAGAGGTGTGTCCTCTGTACTTTCACCTTCAGATCAAGAAGATATCATCAACGGCCTACAAGGTGTCATAGATACCTTTCTAAGACCGATTTATGTATATCAAGAGCCTGAGCAACTGGTGGTTATCACTTCTCAGAACTACAACCCCATTGATGGATACAACCAGAACAATCTTGGTGTCCAGAACCTAGCCAACTTTTCCATCATCAGCGGCAGGGTACTCTACGACAAACAGCAAGAATGGGCGTATGTCCGTCCCTATGTTGGTCGTGGACCCAACGAGGGACAGATTAAGATCAAGGATCAGACAACTCGTTCCGTCCGCATCAAGGTGGACGTTAGCGGTTATGCCTTATTCAGCACGGCGAAACAGATAAAGCTGGATGGGTTCGCATTCAACATAGAGTCTCAACCCCGCCCACACGGATTGTTTACGCCCACTTCTTGGACGTTCTATTTGGTAAGGAGCATGTAACATGGCCACAGCGGTAATGGCAGAGATACTTCGAAGGGTAGCTCAAGACGTCACTGTCGATAGAGAATTGAGAAAGACAGTTGAGGTGCGTGCTACCCAGATCATGAACGACGCCGCCAAGGGGCTGCGTCAAGAGTTTGAAAAAGACCCGGTGACAAGAGAGATTGACGGGGGGATTGACGCAGCCAACATCAGCGAGACTCTGGTCGGCGGCACAAGCACGGATCAGAAGAACCTCGCTTCATTCATAGGTTTCCCCGACGGCACCAAACCCACCGACGAGATACGCAAAAGACTCGATCCCGCCAGTTCAGAAGGACAGGGACCAAAAATTGCAAGCGTTACCAAGATACAGGACAAGATTCCTCGTTATGTAATCAAGATCAGAGGGCCGGACACTGAAGCCATATACGAGGCCACCCCTCTCCCATGGGGAGATGAGGGTGGGGATATGTCGTGGGTAGAAGGAATCGAGACGGGAATTCGTGGCTTTAACCAGTTTCTGAATCGTAAAAACCCCAAAGATCACTCTCGTTCCGGTGGTGGTATTCAAGTTAAAAAAGAGCTGCGTTCTGCCGAGTTCAAACCACGTCCATATCTCACACGTCTGTTTGGAGAATTCAAAGCGTATATCGAGACTTTTACCAAACAGCATTATCGTCAATGAAACCCCAGTTTACAACAACCACGCTTTTGTCCGTTGCATCTTGGCTGGACAACATCATCCTCCAAAACGGTCAAGCATACACCAACTACACCTCCCAGTTCGTATACCAGCCAGACCAGCGTCTTGGCCCCGGGTTTGTAGCTTTTCAAGCACCGTTCAAGGAGTTCGTGTGGGATTCTGGCGTGAGTGGGGCAACCGTGTTCAATACCGTTAGCGGTGTGTTAAACGGTCAACCCTTCGTGGCAAGCCGTGGCACATCCGGCATGATGACCGACTTTGTGAACGGAAGGGTGATCTTTCCAGTGGCATCGGGTTTCAACTCCAGCATGATCATATCGGGATCTTATGCTTTCAAAGACTTTAACGTCTACTTTGCAAACCAATCGCAAGAGCAAATCGTCTTCACCAACAAGTACTACCTGAACTCCAGATTTGCAAACACCGGTTTGCCACCAGCTTACGACATGGTTACCCCCTGCATCTTCATTACCAACGCCAATGAGAGAAACGATAACTGGGCAATGGGGGGTATCTATAACACCGTGTATACCATATCGTTAAACATCCTTGCCGAGAACATGAGCCAGTTGGAGGGCGCTATGTCTATTTTGGCCGACCAGAAGAACGGGTATATGCCGCAAATCCCCGTGGCGGCATGGCCGCTCAATTTCTATGGCGACTATCAGGGATCGGGATGGAACTACCAGAAGGCCATATCCCAATACGGGTCTCCCGGCAATCTGTACTTCATCAGTAATGTAAGGGGTACAAAGGTCAGCGATTACGTAAAGATTGACGAAGCACTATTCCTTGGTATTGTGGATATTACGTTAGAATGGGTAAGGAATCTTCGATAAGGAACTGATACCATGCCGCTATACTCAGCCGGTCAAGTCAAGATGGAATCAGGCGCATTGTACAATTCCGTCATGTGCGATGTGAATCGTGTTACCAATGTGAGGGTTAGCTATGATCTGCAACGCGCCAACACCAACAACTTGTATAGGGGCAAACCGCTAGAGGTAAGGCCGATCATCAACTACGTACCTGTCAATGTCACATTTGACATGTACAAGAGTGACAACAGTTTAGAACAGATGTTGGGACTTGTAAACACCACGGGAGTGGCCGCCGCCATTTGTGACACCAATCCTTGGACGGCCACCTATGGCATCAGGAGTATGCAGGTTTACTATGCCCCCAACAGTTCTTCGAACTACAACAGCCTTGCGGACATCAAGAGCGGTGTTCTTACCAACTACTCTCTCCAAGGCTCTATAAACGAAGCAATGAGGCAAAGCATAGGCATGCAGTTCCTCGACATATCTGGAAGCGTCAACACAAATCCCCGTGACATGACGATCTATAACACGGAGGTGATCAAGCCGGAGAACATCAATCTTACGGGAATCCAGTTTACCGGCTGCGGATTTTCCAATGTCACAATCCAATCTTTCTCCCTATCAATCAGCTTCACCCGCATAGCTGTCACGTACATGGGATCGAGATTCCCTCAGTCTCGACCCCTTGTGGATGTAAACGCCTCTCTTCAGGTTCAGGGGTTTATCGAAGGGCTGTCCAACACCACGGGACTTGCCCAGTACAACAATGGAGATCCCGTTTATGGTCAGGTACAGCTAATCACTTATCCAGCCTGTACTAACACAAGTCCTTGCACCATAACCATGACTAATCCTTACGTGGATAGTGTATCCCTAGAGGGGCAGGCGGGTAATTTTTCAACCTTTTCCATGTCGTTTTCGCTTCCTCTGGGTTCCAACCCCCTTAACACGGGTGATGGATCGGTACTTACCATTCAATAAATCGCCCCAAATCTATAAAATGTCCAAAAAATCGTGTAACCACATCAGGTAATACTATCTATAACCCACTACCACAATGCCCGGCACATCTCCCAGAACACGTCTGATCTTCCAAAACTTGGACCTTTATGTTGGTCCTGCCGCCCTTTCCGGTAACACCGCTACTGGCCAGCTATATTCGAACGCCGTTTGGGGCGTACAAGCAACTCAGCCCTCTGGTGGTTCCAACCTGATCGCGCAGCTTCAGCACGTACAGTCGACCACCCTTAACGTTGTGGTCAACCGTACAGATGTCAACATCTTCGGTCAGCTGAACCGTATCGATCAGGTCATCATTGCTCCTCCCACGATTACGTTGGATGCCACATACTTCCCTTCGGATGGATACAATGAGTACTGTTTGGGTCTTGATATTGGCGGACAGTCGTTCCTGTCCGGCATTCTGACAAAGGTGTCAGACTCCAAGAATTATTTCATCGCAGTGTCCCAGCAGGGTATTGACGATGACACGGTTACCAATCCGAATGCTCGTGACGTATGGTCGATTGGCAACGGATTCCTTTCCAATTACACGTTCAACGCCGCCGTTGGCCAGATTACCACGGCTTCTTTCACAGTTGATGCGTTGGCGGTGCAGACTTATACTGGCTCAAGCGGCCTGCTAACACCCGCCGTAGATCCCGGCACGTCCAATGCACTCACGGGTTGGTGGTTCCAGCTTCCTGTCGCGACAGGCACGCCCTCCAGCAACATCCTTTCGGCCCTGCGCCCGGGTGACATATCCCTGAGCTTCCCGTCGAACCTAGGCTTCCTTACTCCTTTGAGCGGCCAGTATGCCGTGAACGTGCAGTCGGTTGCCGTTTCGCTACCCATCAGGCGCGAAATTCTGAACCGTCTTGGCGCTCCTCTCGGTTACAGCCGTGAAATTCAGTTCCCTGTAAATGGCACGGTTGCAATTCGTTCGCTGGCCACCGAAGTTCTGCCAAACAGCTTCACTAACCTGTACGCGAACGACGTATTCTACAACGCCCAGTTGAACCTGCGCATGCCCGGTATCAATCAGACCGGTGCAAACGCGATCATCCTTGGTTTGAACAACGTCAAGCTGGCAAGCGTCGCCTTCGGCAATACAATCAACGGAGACTCCACAATTGACCTGAGCCTCACGTACCAAGTTGCTGGCGCAACGTCCCTTGCGGGAATCACCTTCAGCGGCTTCTACGACTACCCCGGCACGTTGTAAGACTAGTCTTACGCTTCACCTATCAATGGCCCTCTTTTCAAAGGGGGCCATTTTGTTTTATAACCCTCGGGTATTCACGTGTAACATCATGCAAGGAAAGGCAGTAAACTATGGGAAACGAAGGATCACAGACATTTGTGGCCCCCAATCGGGGCTCGGTAATCAAAGCCAAGGTGCGTCTAGGCGTCACAAGGCTGTTTAAGAATTACCTGTTTGAATTCGAGTCATTGGTTAGTGCTCATGATGAGGCAATAGCCAAGCTCAAGTCTGCGCTGCCAGAACAGTACAGGATGCATGTGGAACTGGCCGACTATCTGAGTGACACCAAGATTGAGATCATGCGCAAAAAGGTGTTGGGGGCGGGCAACGATCTGATCAGGGACGTGGACGATACAGTGGACGCTTTAAGGATCGAATAAACAAGCACACAAGGAACGGAATCATATGGGACAAGACATCAAAATACTGCACGAGTGGACAACCGAGATCGAAAAGACAATCGATGAGACGGTTCCAGAGATCATCAACGGACAAGAGGTGAAAGTCACCCGTCCTGTAAAAAAGCTTGTTGCCACAAAGCTGGCTCTCAAGCAACCAACACGCCGCGAACTGCGGGCAGCCGAATTATTCTATGGCACCGAGTTCAATGGGTTTGTCACCATGGGGTTCTTGCCCCGCTCTATTCTGGTCAACAAACATCTTGATTTGACCGGCGGCGTGCTGAGTGGCAAAGAGAGAGATCACATATCCAAGCTTACGGTGGATTATTCGGAACTTGAGAAAGATCTGATTCGCGCCATCAACGAGCCTGAAGACGTGAGGACCAAGATCCAAGCCAAGCTTGCCGCCATTCGCACGGAAATTTCCAATGTTAATGCCGCCAACGAGTCCGTGTTCAGTCAGACCGCCGAAGTCAAGGCCCAGAACCAGCTGGCGCAATGGTTTGCGTTCTATCTAGTATACATTGACCGCAACGGAAAATGGGAACCCTATTTCGAAGGCGACACCTTTGAGAAGAAGGAGGAGTTTATGTGGAAACTGGAGGAATCAAATGATGAGTTCTATCTCAAGTCGATTCAAAAGATACTTACCTACATTCACTTCTATAACATGGGTGCCAATAAACCCGAGCAGTTCAAGCTGATCGACGAAGAGCTTAAGAAGCAGTTTGATGCCAAAACGGCTCTTGAAAAGGCGGTGAGCCAGCCTACCCCGGCTCCAGAGACCGCCGCCGACCAGCCTACCCCGGTTCCAGCCCCATCTAGCGCCGCACCGGCCTAACTTCCATGGACGCGCTGCGCCGCGCCTTTAATGATATCTCGCTTGGGTATAGCCGTGAGACATTAAACGGTCGTACGATCTATATCAAGCATCTTAACTACGCCGATCAGACGGATAATGATGCCAAACGAGAAGAGTTCTACAACGAAGCTGCCACGCAAGGCTTGCAGAACAACGAACAGAAGCTGGCCACGCTGATAGATGGAGGGATGTGGAGCGACAAACAAGAGAAGGAGATAGCCGCCGCCAAGGGTCAGATTACCGCGTTACTGGAAGGCAAGCAGAAGAACATGAGCATGCCTTCCTTGGTACAACACTACACCGACATGATCAAAAAGGAGGAGGCATTGTACCTTGAGAAGGTTAATGCACGAAACCGATTGCTTGGTCTTACTTGCGAAACCTATGCCGACCGGCAATTGAACGATTATTACATCTACAGCAACCTGTTCAAAGACTCGGCGCTTACCACACCCTTTTTTGCTCAGAACGAGTTTGATTACCTTACCGAAGCAGAGATGGAAGAGGTAACCAAGGCATATAATCGGGCGATAGACGTATGCTCCGAGAACAACATCAAGAAGCTGGCAATCCAGCCGTTCTTTCAGAACTACTTCGGGCTTACCGGCGACAATCTGGGACAGTTCTTTGGAAAGCCGATCTGCAGTCTCACCTTCTTTCAGGTGCGCCTACTGGGGTGTGGTGCTCACTTCCGTCACATCTTCTCAAGCAACGACGTTTCCAAGTTTCCCAAGAACGTACAAGACGATCCAGATCTTCTCAGTGAATATGCCGCTGCCGCCAAGCGTGGCAAGGATGAGATGCAAAAACAGGGGGCTTACGACGAAGATGCAATCGTGGTGGGGGCCAAGAAGGAAGATGCTGATGTTCTAGGAGTTAAAACTAGACCGGGATTAGCGTCTGAAATCGTCAAGAGCGGTGGCGATGTGATCAAGTGGATGCAAAAAAGCCACTAAACTGGTGTAAATCTACATATATACCAAAGGTAAGGCATGGCTGATCCACTGTTCACGATTGAAGGGCGTTTAGCGATCTCCCCGCAAGAGGAGGCGGCGTTTCTGCGTCGAATGCAGGACATCCAGAACAGGGTGCCCGTATTCAATTTCAAGACGTCAGGCGGCGGGTTTGCCGACCTCAATCGAGACGTAAGCTCCTTCACCAGCTATCTTGACAGGGCAAACCAACGAGTCATTGGCTTCACTTCGTCCGTAACCATCTTGTATTCAACGATAAAGGTGTTCAAAGATATCGTGACATCCACCATCGAAGTGGACAAGGCTTTGACCGACATCAACTCGGTCATGAAGCTAAGTTCGACAAACCTTGACAAGTTCAGCAAGGACTTGTTCGATGCGGCGCGGGCCACATCGTCATCGTTCGGAGAAGCGGCTGAAGCGGCAAAGGATTTCTCCCGTCAAGGACTGAGTGTTGAGGAGACGCTGAGACGCACCAAGGACGCCTTGACCCTAAGCAGGCTGGCTGGCATCGATCTTTCCGATTCGATTAAGGAGCTGACGGAGTCCACCAACATCTTCCAGAAGAGCGGGGTAACCACTACCGATGTGGTCAAGGCTCTTACCACTGTATCTTCCCACTTCGCTGTAAGCACAAAGGATATCTCGGACGCCTTCACTCGTTTTGGCGCAGTAGCACAGCAAGCCGGGTTGTCGTTCAATCAGACCATCTCGCTAATCACGGCGGTCGAGCAAACATCCCAGCGTGCGGGTGCCGCCGTTGGAACCGCGCTGACCAGCATCTTTGAAAAGCTGCAACCCAAAGACGCGATTGAACAGCTGAATCATTTGGGCGTGGTCGTGAAAGACACCTCTGGCAACACGCTGCCCTTGCTCAACATAGTGGAGAATTTGGCAAAACAGTATGGTGGACTTGCCCCCAATATACAGGCCACCATAGATAAGATGGTAGGTGGATCACGTCAAATTGAAATCCTCAAGGCTGGTATCATTCAGTTAGCAAACTCCAACGGTACATACATACAAACGAACAAGCTGTTGGCGAACGGTTCCGACGACGTTACGGCAAGACTGAATGCCCAAAATCAATCTATACAAAATCTTTTAAGCAACTTTGGCACTGCTGCAAAACAAATCAGTTCGAATATAGGGCAACTTAGTGTAGCACCATTGCTTAAGAATGTCCTTGGTGCTGCGAATGACAATCCAATTACCAAAGCCTTAGAAGACGCCTCGGGATCTGCAAGTACCGCTGGAGGAAAACTGGCAGAAGGAATATTGCGTGGTCTGGGAGACGCTTTGATATATGGCCTTGGTCCCATTCTAGCTCTGGCCGCCTCCAAAGTAGTGTCACGTACTTTTGGCTCTTTGTTCAACGATATCAAAGACCAAGCCAGTCTGAACGATGCTGCCAAAGCACAAGCTAGTATACAGAAAGAAATTATTAACCTATATGCGGCTGGTGGTGACAAGTTGCAGGCACAGCTTGCTACAATGAACAGTCTTGCGGAAAGAGCGGCATATCTTGCCGCTATACTTAATGACGTTAGAGCCTCTACTGGCGCACAAGCGGCACAATTATCGGTAGAAGCTGGCTTAGTATCCAAGCTTATTCCTAGGGCCGCATCAGGTTATTTATCTGTTGGACAAGAATCGGCAGCGATTGCCGCTGGAGTAGGTGGTGCCCCTCCTACCGCTCATGCAGTGGTGATACCCAATTTTCGCTATGGTCCCGGCTTGGTAGGACCCATAGTGGCCAATAGTAGTGAATACAAAGTCAATCTTGGATCTGGTGATGCAATTTACAACCAAGACATGATCAAACAACTAGGTCTCCCTAGTAATGCTACACCCATAGCCGCCGGAGGGTATACCCCATTTGGTCGTGGAGATGGACAGCAGATTTTACGTAATGCTGCCGGACAACCTTTGAGCAATGATGCCTTGTCGGCAATTAACGATCTGCTAAATACCCTGTCTCAAACCAATGGTTCTGCAATAGCCGGTACGGCTGCCGCCATCAAGAATCTGATATCTAGTCTTAACGCTGATTCACAAAACGCTGTTATTCGGGCAGCGCAGGCCGCCTCTGCACCAGTCACTGGTAGCATTAGCAGTCAGGCAAGCCCAGAACTTTTTGCTCAATACCTTGCACAACGTCAGTCCGTTGCGGGTTTTGGTAATCCCGGTACATATAAAGGTGGAAATAGTGGAGGTATAAATGTAGGGCCGCTGGGAGAAACATTTGCCGAAATACAATTGCAGAAATCTCTCAAGGGACTGTCAAATGATCAGTTGCTAGATCTATTGGACACCACAGGGGGCGCGGGGTTAACTGGTAATATTACTAGGACACAAGCTATTCAAGGCGCAAGACGGCAATTGATTCCCCACCCAACCGACATAGATCGTATTGCCACGACTATTGGTCTTGGACGTTCTGGCACACTTAATACCGATTTTGCAAACCAAGTTAAAACATCTTTAGGTGATGGAATGTCATTAGAAGAGGCTTACAAAGAAGCCTCTGACGCCTATATTCAGGCCGGTGGTTCTGCCAAAAGACTAGCCACTGCCCAGACTAGTTTGTTGGAAAGTTTGATTGGATACGAGAATAGCATTAAACTGGGCAGTCTTGATCGTATAAGTACACAAGGAAGCATTGGTCGTCAGACAATCCTTAATGCTGCAAACCAGAGCTTGGCGGGAGGTGCATCTTTTGATACGCTAACAACCGAACAGCAGGCGGCTGTTGTAAACAAACTCAAACTGGGAGCAATTCAGAAGCTCGGGTTTACTGGGTCTACAGCTGATATACTTAATAACAAGGATGCGAGCATTCAGATAAATCAGGTAGTGGCTCAACAACTTGCGCAGATTAAATCAGCTAACTCTCTATCGACAAATACGTTGGGTATTGGTGGATCAAACCCCGGGTGGTTTTCTCGTGCCAACTCTTATCTTGGTCGTGGTAATCTTGGTTTGGCGGCGGCTATTGGCCTGCCGTTTGCCGGAGGCGCGTTAGATCAATGGCTTGGCGATGCAGGGGGAACAGATCAGGGCAAAACCATAGGAGCAATATCTGGGGCATTG